GAATTAGGATCTTTAGCGGCTTTTGGAAACTTCTTCATCTGTCCTGCACTACGTGCACAGAATGACTTACGTCTCTTTGCGGCCTTTGATCCGGGTTTCACTTTACCTGTTACAGCAGTTTTGAGCTTTGAGCCGGGGTTATCACGACGATATTTAGCGACACCAGCCTTTGTCATACCCGCACCTGCCTTAGTAGGTCTAAAGTATTTCTTTGTTTTTGGCGGTTGTTTATCTCTTTTTCTTGCCATGTTTTTTTCTTATTGCTTCTTTACCTCGTTTAGCTATTGCCGCTTGCTGTGGTTTGCCAGCAACTTTAGCTCTTTGTTCTACCACCGTCAAGATTTGTATCTTTCTTGCGAAGGGTTTATTAATCTTTTTAACCTTTGCCACCGTTCTCCTAGCGTCAGCAGGAGTAGCAAACTTGATAGGCACAGTATCACGCGGATTCTCATCAGTATAGAGTCGCCTGCCACTACCTTTTGGTTTTTTTCCTGTTCCCTTTAGTGGATCTTTTCTTTTTTTCGACACCCTTAATTACTCCTTTGTTTTTAGAAGCGTAGAAGACAGCCTTGGCATCTTTGCCATAAGTCTTCTTCATAGACTTCATAATCTTTTTACCCTTTTCGTTTAGTGGCACTTTTCTTCCTCTTTGCAAATGTTCTCACATTAGTTGGTTTACCACCAACACCTTGTGCTTTTGATCGTTTTCTCGATACAGCAGATCGTCTTTGGCTTTCGGTCATTCTCATAGCTTTAGCTCGTGGCACACACTTAGGATATTTTCTTTTGGCATCTTTCTTTTGTTTTGACCTACCACACTTGGCAAAGCCTCCACCTTTTTTCTTAGAACCAATATCAACCCAGTCCTGCTTAAACCATTTTGCTAAACCTTTATGACCAGACACTACGCTACTGCTCTTCTTTGTTTTGGTCTTTTTGTTTTTTTACGTCTGTTTGCCATGATTGCACCACAACCTTTTGCAATACCACCTTGAGAGAAACTAGATACTCTCTTACGATCTTGTGATATTTTGTTGAAGTCAATCATACCGCCCATAGCTTTTTTAGGCCCCTTGAAATCTTTTCTTTTTACACCGCTAGGATCTTTGATCTTACCAGCACAGATTTTAGAAGCGTATGCATTTGCATAAGCACTTGGATAAACTTTAAACTTTCGTTTAGCCGCGGCTTTACCTCTTGGACATAATTTAGTCATTATTTTTTCCTCGCTGTTTGTGCCGCTCTTCTAAAGTTTGCGGCAGTCGGTGCACCTTTAGCGCCTTTCTTACGCATCTTGCCACCACGCTTTCTCTTAGCGTGTATGTTAGCATATAAACCTTTACGCATTACGCTCTTCTCTTTGGTTTTTTCATCGCTTTTCTTTTAGCGGCAGTGATAATGTCACCTCTTGTTATTTTATTAGGATCACCATACATAGCGGCTAGCTTAGCATTCTTTACTTTTTTCTTTGCCTTGCCACCTTTTTTCATCATAGCTACAGGTCTACTTCCGTCTCGTTTTCTTACAGTTCTCATATTTTCTCCTATACGTCAGACATTTCTAACACACTTATGATTATACTCAAGTCATTTGCGTTTTCAGCTTGAGCCTTGATAATCTCAGATTCTTTGACTATCAAAGGCGTTGGTCCTGCTACCGAACTATCGGCAGAATCCTGCGCCATATTACCGGTCGCAAGAAGCTCTTGTGATCTCTTTGCTTGTATTGTTCTATCTTTTTCTAACATGTATATAACATCACTTGTGTCAACCAATGTCACCGTAATATTACAATCATTACTTGTATCTTCATTAGCAACACGTATAGATTTTATAATGGCTGTTTTCGCTGTAGGCACAGTATAAATAGTTGTTAGACTAGTGTTGGCTAATTTTGCTTTGTGATTAGTATAGACGTTAGGCATTAAGACAAAAAGAAACTAATACGCTCATCATCTTCACGTAGTTTTTCTGGTATGTATGTATTATTTAAGACAAAGATAACTTGTTCTAATGTCTGTACAAGTTGAGATACTTGTTCTCTACTATATTCTTCTGTTGCTTCTGGTAGACGTGGTGTTACAATTTTAGCCATTAACTACCTCTCATTCCGTCTGGTCGAATATCTAAACGCATCGTGCCATATCGCCATTTATCACCAGTAGCATCACTGCTAACTCTAATAGCAACCTGTCTACCACGTATACGTGTGTTAACTTTTGTTGTTGATGTTGTTACATCAAATGATCCATGACTTGTTTGTGTGCCAGATGGATATGGTCTAGTTTTTATTGTAATGTCTGCTGTGCCTGTTAAGTCTTTAAAGTCCGGTATAAATCTTGATATTGACATAAAGTTATCACCGTCAGCAATATCTATGTCACCAGATTCAATATGATTTGCCATGGCAGAGCCATCATCTTCTGTTCCTGTTTCATGTAAAAATACAAATGTTCTACCAGCTTTTAATCCTGTGATTGTAGATATAGTTGCAGTTGTATCTGTTGATAAAAATTGTGTAGCATACGGTACAGGATAAACACCATAGTCAGACCAAGATGTTCTAGCAAGTGTGCCAATATACCAAAGTTTTTCTGCATAATTATATATTACCATTCTATCGATTTGATCAGAATTAGCAGATGCATAGAACCACATAACTTCGTTATAATTAGAATTAGCCGCACAGAATACATCTTGTTTTGCATTTTCATTAATATCATCAAACACATAGTCCTCTACTGAACACGGTATCTTTTTTACAGCACCATCATATACAAAGAAAGAATCATTGCTCATCCAGTATGAGTTACCAGATACGTCAACGGCCGCGTTAATACCTACAGCGCCACAGTTAGAACCTATTTGTTTAAAACCAAATGTCAAAGGCGCACCAATAAACTGCATGGAGTATAACGCTGTATCTGTCCATATCATAACAGCTCCCCTTGATCTAACAGCCGTATTAATTTGGTTACCGTCAACTAATCTGAATGATCCCGCTGTGTTTGTAGCAGTCGGTGTCCAGTCGCTAGTTGATTCTTGATCAGACCAACGTATAAACATATTATCTTGTGTGGTTGTTGTGCCTATTGTTGTTTCTGTACCAAAACAAATAACGTGTCTGTCATCACCAGACACAAGCATAAATCTAGATTTAGTTGGTGCACCACTTACTTCTGTTGTGGTAGCTAAACTTGTTAATCCATCAGAGGTGTCCCAGTAAAACAAGCCACCATTAAATTGTAAGGCTAATACATCTTCACCCCAGTTATCAAGTGCCCACTTTGCTGACTCTAGCAATGGCTTGTCTGCACCCGTTAGACCTTCTCTTGATGTGTTCCATGTTGATGTGCTCCATGTACCTGCACCCCAACCATAACCAAATAAAGAGACAGCCGCTCCAGTATTAACTTGATATGTAGCATTAGCTGTGGCTCCAGTTGCATCAGAACTAGCCGCCGCCTTTGCTTCTATTGTATAAGTATTAGCATTAGGAACTGTTAGTATTTCAAACTCGCCTTGTAGGTTAGCGGCAGATATACCGCCTACAGCACCACTCACACTAGCAATAGTAACAAAATCACCAATCAAAGCACCGTGACTAGAGTCAGTCACTGTAACGGTAGAAGATCCATCTGTCGTTGCAAACTGTGTAATGTTACCTGTTCCTGTAGAACGAGTTGGTGTTATGTCAGCATAACTACCCTCAGAGTAAGCGTATAATTTTTTATTTGTGCCATATACAATGTACTTGACACCATTTAAATCAGAATAAGATAAGATTGCTCTTGTTGCACCAACAAGTGCATCGCTTGTTACTTTTTCCCAACCACCTATTTTTTCTGGTAAGCCGTATCTAAAACGAACATTATCACAATCTACCCAACGCCCTTCGGCTCCATATTCGGTATTTTGTTTATCTATTCCCGGTGCTATCTGTAATTTTGATAAAGGCATAACTAAATCGCAGAATCATAAATCCTTATGAAACGATCAGTACCATTTACATTAATACGTATTGCACCTACCTTTGATCCACCTGTGTCTGTTGACGATGATATACTCTTTGATCCATCAGAAGCACTTGTACCATCAAACCTAATAAACTCTTGATCGCCGTCACCTTGGTCTAATGTTAAACAAGCTATCGCACCTGTAGAGCTTGCTTGATCTATTGTAACAAATGCACTTGTCGGAGATGATGTACCAAAACCTATTTTATCGGCAGAACCATCTGCAAAGAAAGCATGTGTTAAAGTATCTGTCTCTATTCTAAAATCAAGAGCGGCACCAGAATCATTAAATGTAAATCCGCCGCCGTCAAAGTCTATCGCACCCGTGGCTTTGACACCACCGACAACATGAAGTTCTGTTGAAGGTGAGTTTGTTTTTATACCAATCCTGTCGTTACCTGCATCAGTAAAGAACAAGTTTGCATCGCCGTTACCCTCGATTCTAAAATCTAAGTCAGCAGATGACTCGTTAAATACAAAAGTACCACCGTCAAGAGATGTGTTACCAGAAACTGTTAGTGTTCCGTTTGCTTTTACGTTACCAGCATCAGCTAATACGTCAAACATAGTAGAACCATCAGAATACAAAATGTGCTTTGCGCCCTCTACTAAATTAACAGCAGTTCCTCCTGCTGGTTTAAATCCTAGTGTATTACCACCATGTGTAGTTGCATCATCAACAATATACCATGTTTCTACAGCCTCACTTTGCATGGTCGTATTACCCGTAAGTGTGCCTGTTAGTTTAATTATGGCGTTACTTTGTTCGTCTGTGGTAGATCCATCTGATGTAGCAAGTGAGTCGGTTGTGCTTGCAATAGCAATAGACACATAACCTTTGATTGCTGATTCTACCTTTTGTAAATTGTTATTTGTTATTACACCCCAAGTTCCAGAGTTTTCTCCACTGGCTTGAAGCTCTAAGTTTAATGCGCTTGAAAATGTTGAAGCCATCTATTTCTCCTAGTCTGTGGACCCCGGTTCTACGTCCGTCCATGTTACAGTTTGTGAATCATCAACCTCACTCCAAATAAAGAAGTTTGGAGATCCTGTTGATAATGTTACAAGGTTCTGGAAGCTTTCACCAAACGGTGTCTCTTCACCTAAACCAGATGTTATTACTCCTGCCGTTGTTGTAGTAATACTAGCAGTACCCGTTACAGTTTCTGTCCCAATAGAAAAGGTGGAAGCTAAACTTGAACCAGATTGTGATATAGATGCAGAACCTGTTACAGACTCATCGCCCACACTAGCCGCGAAAGATGCACCGGATATAAATGGTGATCCTACGTTTTGTACACCACCCCCTCTAACAGAAGCGACAGCGAATTCAGCTATTGTTCCATGTCCTAATGGCATTATGGTTTACCCTGCCCTCTCGTTCTTTTGTGTAATCTTCTAGTGTTTTTGTTCTTTGGTCTACTTCTAGAAGAATCACCTATGCTTGTTCTTTTCTTTACTGGTGTAAAGTATTCGTTTCTTACAGACAGTTTGGACACTATGCATCCGCCACTGAACTTAAAGCACTATTACTTTTTAAATGTGTATATGCTAATTTAAATGGATTATCACTTGTGGTTGGGTCATAATCTATTTTAATATGATCTACTGCATTACAAGTTATTCTTTTACTAAATCTCTCATCACTATTTCTAGCAGATTCATTTTGATATATTTCTACATCATAAATTAATTTAAAAGAATCATCCCTCATTTTTTTAACGTAAGCAGTAGGTACAATTAGGTAACAGCTTGATGCTGTAACACCATTGCCTAAATCTACGTTTGCTGTTATTGCCATGTTTGCCTCCTATTGCAATCGTTTAACTTCGTGTTTTTCTAGAATAGCGTTAGCTTTTTCTTCACCAACTGCTTCTTTTGCTAAATCATAAACAGCTTCTAGTAACTGATTATGTTTTTCATACTGTTGCCAAATAGCACCATTATGTAATCTTTGCATTCCTGTTATATTAACAAAGTGATTAGGCATACCGTCATCTTCTCTTCCTACTAATTGAAGTTCTGCTAATTTTTCATGATTGTATGCAACAAATTTATCAAATTTAGAATTTATAACACCTTTACCATGTGATAAATCATAGGCACGAACTAATTGAGCATCATCATAAGCATCAAAAGTTGTTGAACTTGAATCTGCGTGAAAATCCCCCTCAGCGTCAAATATAAATTTAGGGTTGTTGTGATTAGCAATCGTTGCTAAATTTTCATTACTACCATGACTAGTTCCACCAGTACCACTATTTTTAGTTGCTTTTAATATAATATTAGAGCCAGAACTTCCACCTTTACTTGTGTCTGGGTTTGCCGAATGCCCTTGTATGTATATTCCTGTTAGATTTTCTGAATAACCTACTATAGCACCTCCACCATCATCAGTGTATTTAGCCATTCTCATAAATGTATCTGCTTCAGCTTCACCAGTGGTAGCATGTGCTACATCTGAATTTTTAAATGTAAGTGAAAATCCATCATTTGCATTATTGTCAATAGTAATACCACCTGCATCAACATCTGGTGCTGTTTCACCACCTGTAGCTATTTTTCCATCAGTATCAACTTTTACTCTAACATTATTTCCACCAGTGCCAATAAAAGCGGCATCAGCAGAGTGGTCATAAGAAAAAAATCCTCTATTACTACCGCCACTATCTCCAAAATTAATTCTTCCTTCGTGTGAAGTGCCACTTAAAATAGTCATTCCATTGTGACCTGTTCCTTCAATAACTAATTCATCAGCATCACCAGACACACTACCACTAGTATCAGCAGTTTTAATATGAAGTCCAACTCCTAAATCTCCTTCAGCTCCAATTCCTACAACATCATTTCCACCACTAACAAATAACATATTAGCATTACCATTAGACTCTACTCTAAAATCAACATCGTCTGAATCTTCGTTAATTACTACGGCAGTGTCTGTTATTGTTAACTGGTCATCATTAGATGATGATTGATCATCTATACCTGTGAGACCAGTTGATATAGTTGAAAAAGATAATGTGCCACTTCCATTTGTCGTAAGTGCTTGTCCGTTAGAGCCATCAGAAACATTTAATTGTGTGATGCCAACTGAATTATCAGAAGGTGTCACTGTGCCACCAACTGCACCAGATATCTCTACGATAAAGATACTTGCACCACTTGCAGGTGCTGTGCTAAATGTAATTGATGCACCACCACTGGCTAAAGTATAATCAGTGCCGGGTTTTTGAATTACCCCGTCATGCGATACTAAAAGCTGTGCCGCGGCACCTACCTGTGTACCTAAACTAAATGTAGTGTTAGAGCCATTATACGTATTACCAGATGTATCGAGCACCTTAAATGTGCCCTGTTTAATTCCTTGTCCTATGTATGCCATTAATCAGCCTCCTGTATTGTGTTGCCCTCTGCTACCCATGCAAGGATTGCTTGATAGTGTGTGTTTTCTTCATCTTTTGGAACATACCAAACTTTATTATCTTCCAAAGTAAGCACGTAAACATTATTAAAATTATTAGTCATAAAATCTTTATCTTTTTTTACTGATTTAATTTTCATTCCATCTCCGAATCAAAATGTGCTGAAACATTACCATTAGGTGCCGCATGTATTGTTTGTGCATCGGTTAAACTAGAAAAATTGGTTCCAGATAATCTTCCACTATGGTTATCTGATTGGTCAAAACTTCCTCCCGCACTACTTTGCGTAAACTCTCCTGTATCATTATTAGTAATTCTAAAAACAGCATTTTGACTGTATGAAGGAGTTGACCTCATAGGTTTTAAAAGAGGAACTTGTAAATAAGCTGTGGTTGAACCAAATGCCTTACCACTTCCTCTAGGATGAAATGCTTGAAAATATCTTTGACACCTAGCTAAATTATCGCCAAAACTTTCATGTTGAAAAGGTGGTAGAGTAGAAGATGTAAACTGTCCTACTTCGAGTTGCACTCCAGTAATGTAAGCAATATTGTCAGTGCTATCTAAAAAATTAACTTGATTAGAAGTTCCAAAAGCATTACCACTTGTCCAACTCCCAGCTGTTCCATCTCTATCTGTTCCAACTGCTAACACCCATGCTACTCTTAAACCTACACCATTGTCATTGTTAAAAGTTAAATTACTATTGCCCGGAACTGTAATTACTTTTTGTTCCCAAGTATCAGCAGAAGAAATTGTATATTCGGCTGTGTACATATAAGCAGTCCCATCGTTAGTTTGAAAATATACACAATAAGTTCCTGTTTTGCTTGAACGTATTTGAAAAGATAAAGTTAGATAAGATGATGATGAAGTATAATTCCAACCAGAATTACGAATAACTTGTGCTTCTATAACTTGTCGTAAATCTACTATATGTGTAGAGCCAACACTCGTATCAGCACTTGTGACATTTAATTTAATTGATTGTCCAAACCCAGTGGGCGTTGTTGTATCTCTTGAAGTTGTAATTGTCCCACCTGCACTATTACTAAATTTTATTGCAAACCTATCAACTGTTGCATATCCTTCGTTAGAATCATCAGCTTGAGCTACAGTGCTCGTACTTCTTTGTGCAACAGCCATATCTCCATTTATTATGATAGGAGCCCCTTGGTCGTTTGCTCTGCCATTAACAAATCCAGATGTTAATGCTGTACCTCCATTAGCTACAGGAGTTGCACCTGTTAACATATTTGCTACATCTATTTTACTTAGTGCCATGTTTTACTCCTTTGGATTGTCATCTTTAATCTTTTTAATACGAGCCTTCCAAGCGTCAATGTCCTTGTATATCTCATCTAATTGGTCTCCAATATTACCATAAGCGGCTTTACGAGTTTTTCTAACAGTTTCATTTTTTTCTAAAGTGTTTCCCGATGTTTCATAAGATGATAACTGTGAGTCTGTTGGTTTATTCAGACCATC